GGGGGTTTAAGGGGGCGGAGCCCCCTTGGGGGTTTAAGGGGGCGGAGCCCCCTTGGGGGTTTAAGGGGGCGGAGCCCCCTTGTGCGCCTGCGTATTAGGGAGGCGGTGACTGTTTATTTAAGTTTAAATAATATAAACTGACACCACTAAGTGAATTAATGCTGGCCTTTATTCTTTGAAATTAAGAGCAAAGTTTACTTTAGGTTCTGGTACAGTCCAGGGGTAAAAGGGTGGATCATGTACATAATATCTAGGGGGTCTTTTCATCCATTTACATATTTCTAATTCAGTTTGAAATTCTTCAGGGGTAAAGCGGCGATTTTTACATTTGTTATCATCAAACAGTTTAACCCTTTTAATACATCCTATAATTGTTGGTGGTTTAATATTGATGCTATTCGCTCTCTGTACTGCTGCTGCTGTTGTCTGAGGAGTTGGATGTACTGGTGCATCTCTTTTTCTTTTTTCTCCTGCGTTTCTTCTGATGTTTGGAGAAACTGGAACATTTGTTGGAGTAGTTTTGCTGACTCTGGTTCTGTAATTTGAGAAACAGTTTCTTTAATTGGCCAGTCCTTTGTAATTCTTGCAAGAGCTTTTGTTGTGTAGTCTCCATGTCTGAAGTCAAATGAGTATAGGATGCTTTCGGGGGCTGTCCCTGGACTCTGTAACGAAGTTGTTTCATGCTCGTTACGGGGTATAGGAAAGATATTCTGGTGGGAAGGATTTTCAACATTTACTGTTTTAGGTGGGCTTCCTCCCCATTGGAATCTAAATTTATAGTACATACATAAATTTTCAGATTGTAGGTTTTGTATGTATGGTGTGAATGGTCCTGTTTGTAGTATTTTGTTTTGTTCTCTTGTTTGGTATTGGTACATTGGATACCATCTAGTTATGTCTTCTGGTAAGCATGTTTGTTCGTATGGACTAAATCCTTGTTTAAATGATTCATCTATAATTACTATAGGATATGTTCTAGGCCTTTGTGCAAATTTTGATTTAATGGTGAGTATATATGTTGTGTCTATGTTAAGTATCTTTTTTAAGTTTTTTTGAAAGTCTGCGTATCCCCATAATATTAGCCACAAAGGAAAGCCTTCTAATATAATTTCTGGAACACCGGGTGGGTCCCATCCGTGGCCTTCTCTGTTACTTAAAAAGTAGCATTGTGTGTCTTCTCCTGTGTCCCTTTCTGGGTTATATTGGTATGGGATGAATATTGGTTCATCAAATTTAGTTAAGGCATATGATTGGTTTGTGTCTGTTAAGTCTTTCCAAGTCATTTGGTCTGTTTTTGTTTTTGCAGTTGCTTTTAGAGTTTCTGGTGATATAAAAGAGTAATAAAAGTATTCTGGATGTTCATTTAAGTGATTGTTAAATGGATTTCCCCAAAATTGTTGGTAATTTTCAAAGTATTGTTGCCAATTTTTGTTTGATGTTGTTTGTTGGTCATGGTAGCTTTCTCCTGGTTTGTTGTTTTTTTTGTCTGTTACTGCTATTATGTCTGCTACTTTAATTTGACTTGTGTCTGATGGTGGGTTTGTGCCAGTGTAGTAGTAAAAGTAAAAGGATTGTGTGCCTTGCTTTTTAAAAGGCCATGATTGGTCTGTTTCTATTGACATTTCTCTGTTTTGTGTACTTTGTGTGTTTATTCCCCAAAACACTGTGTTGTTTGATTTTCTGTTAGGTTTTAAGTATGGGTTTGGCATGTTTGCTGCAGTTGCAAATATTTGTAGTAGTGGTATTCTAAATAAGTCTTGTGTAAAATACCATTTGTTTTCAAACATTTCTGGTGGTGGTATGTGTATTTTTGTGTATGGTTTTCTTTTCTTTCTGTTTTGTGTGGATGATAGTACATGGTGTTGGTTGCTCATTAGCATTATTTGTGGATGTGTGCTAGGATATGTTAATTTGTTGCTTACTGCTGGCTGTTCATTTGTTACTTTAAATATAAAGTCTGTATTTTGTGCTTGGTAAAAAGTTAATGTACATCCTTTATATTTACATAATGGTAAATCTATATTACTGCCTGTCCACCAGTTTCTACATTCTTTATGCATATCAAATAATCCATCTAAAGTATATTTGCTTACAGAAAAGCTTCCCCCTCCCGGCCAATGAAAAGGTACAATACTTTTTTCATACATTGTACTGTTATATCCAAGTCTGTCATTGTTATAATATATTAAACAAGTTTGTCCTTTTATGTAGCAAGTCTTTTTATATGGCGGTTGCCATTGTTTTAAAGTTATTTTGTTAAAAGGGTTGCTTACCCAGCGTCTTCGGTAAGTTCTTCTGCGAAAATGGCGTCTAAACCTATTTCGTCTAGATCTCCATCGTCTCCATTTTGGGTAGTAATTTCTTCTGTAGTAGTAAGGCATTGTAGTACTTGTTTCTTTTCTTCTTTGGTTAATTCAATTTTTTCGTTTCTTTCAGCAATGCTTAGTAGGAGATGTTTGAGTACGTGGTCACAGGAACACCATAAATCGTGGGTGCAGTGAATATCGTTAATCCATTGAGTTTGTTTGCCTTTTGTGTTATAGTATGTTGGTTTATAACAGCTTGACATCTGTAAAATATAATATTTTAAGTTTCTTGCCCGTTCCGCCAGACTGAACTAGCCCGAATTGCCCCTAGACTACGGTGGTTTCACTCACCTTCGGCTCCCGCCCAAGTTCAGCCTGGAGTCACTGAAGTGATCCCGTCTCCGTCTGGCGGCATAAACTCAGCCATTCGGAAGTGTACTTGGTTATATAGTTTGTTGGCCCCTCCCCGGAATTACGGAGATTACTAATTAATGTAATGAATAATAATGAGCAAAAAGGGAAGTATTAGTAAAAAGAGGAAGTAAGAGACGGTTTGTGGTCGGCAATTTAAATTAGGTGGTTTTCCTGTTGAATATTTATTA